GGCCTGACCTGATGCGGGCGGCTCTATCTCCAGTGAATAACGGCCGGTGCCAGGGCCAAGACCTTCGACGCGAACAATGGTTATTGTTTCACTGCCCTCGGGGTTGTTCGCTACCGTAGCCGTCTGCCACTCCCCGGAGCCTGCCGGGCCAATGGAGCCATCATCATTCCGGTCGGTCGCACGAAAACGGAACTGGCTGGATGTTCCGGCGTCTCCGGTACCAGTAAAACCAACCTCGACAACATCGTGCTGGTAAATGGGGTTGCTGCGGGACGCATCTTTTACCCGGAAAAATAAATTAGTGCGACCTGTCCACGGAACAAGAGCAAAATTTAGCGGGCCACATTTTTTGCCGTAGGTCTGGTTATCCACCCAGCCAGAGTAGACCAGTTCCATATTCAGCAGGTCGCGAGAGGCGGTATTGTCGTTTGAGGGGGCGAAGTACCCAATACCGCCATGACCTAACTGCGCCGCAAACAGACTGTACATTGCGTCAATCGCCCCCAGTCCGCCAGTACCGGCACTCAGTGAATCCCCCGGCCCACACAGAATAACCAGATACCCACCGGTGTACGCCCGCTCCTGCATGGCGATGAGATAATCGAGGAGGCCTGTTTCTGGTAACGCTGATGATGCTGACGAACCACCGGAGCCCATCAGCAGCAACTGATTGTCGGCCCCTAGCACGGCGAACGGTGATGATGCGTAGCCCCTGAGAATCGTAACCCCGGCATCCTGTAAAGAATCCGATGTGAGAAAAGACGCCATTTGATTATCAATGCCTAAAATTGAGAATGGTTTTCCTGGCGTTCCATAACCATATTTGATATCAGCGCCAGCACTTTTCATCCTGTCACTGCCATAATCTAAAACATGGAAGTCAATCCCTATTATTTCGAACGCATCAGATCCGTACCCCCGCAAAAATTTAACTCCAGCGAAATTGTTCAATATTTTATTGACTAATTCCAGACCGGGGATTTTAGCAACGTCCAATGCAGTACCAGAGGCATTCAAGTAATAAATAAAAGCAGTATCCGAGGAACTACCCTGGGGAACTCTGAAGTATTTGCCATCCGGCGTGGCTGCTAATCCCGTCGGAATATCTGGGTATGTACCTGAAACATCAACAATCGACTCGGCTTTGTCCGCGGCGGAGATAGCCCGGAGGGCATCCTCATTAGCTGCTGTGGCCGCCTGCTGCGCCTCATTTCTTGCGTTTTCAGCGCCTGTGACAGCTGCATCGACGTCGCCAAACTTATCCGCAATCTCCCTCGACTCGTCCCGCGCTTCTTTCGCTTCCGCTGCTGCCTGCTTCGCTTCAGAAGTTGGAATGGAATATTGCAGGTCTACCCAGCCTTTTGTGGCGGCATCCTGTGGGTTTGTCGGGTCTTTGACACCAATGATTTTCAGACCACCGGCGTTATAGTCACCACCGAGCAGAGGGCGTTTCAGTGACAGGCTATCGCTCAAAAACGCCTGCTGCATGGCAAGCCAGAGACGATCGAAATCGGCGTTGATAGTGTCCGCCAGCAGGTCGCCGTTATCCTGGTAATCAGTATCCCGCTTGATCGCCAGTTTGCGCAGCAGCATAACAACAGCACCGCTGTCTGGCGGTGTGATAAAGACAACCTGCCCGCCGCCGGTCTGCCCGGCCCCCTGAACAGTAAAACCGCTGGAGACAGGGTTTCCGTTAACAGAAACTTCCAGGTCACCAGCAGTCATAATCATGAACTGATAAGCAAAAACGGTAGTTAAACCATTGGCTGTGTAGACGTTATAAGGTGTCTGACTGGGTACCGACATATCAGGAACTCCGGCGGCTAGTAATCCACGGCGACCACGTGATCGCCATCATTAGGCTGCCAATGTTCCCGCGCCTGCGCGGTCGGAATCCCGACTAATTTACCGATACGAACAGGCGTAGCACCGATAGCGCCGGACCCCGAGTCGATATAGTCATCGGGTTGATTCGTCAACGCCGGGTTAAAGTCGCGCATCTGGTCGTACATCGGGCCGTCGAGCACTTCGGTATGCGCCCATAGGAACCGCGACGAGAGCGGAGCCTCGAAGGCGTCGAGAATGCGTTTCTGCTTGTTGGTGACGCTGAACTCTTCCCGCACGCCGCAGCCGGTACCTTTCAGCGCCTGAATCAGCAGCTTTCCTGCGAAACTGCCGGGGCCGTTGACCTCGACGCAGACCAGCGGAATCTGGTATTTCAGCACCAGCTCTTTAATTTGCATCACCTGACCGCCGGTGATTTTGTCATTCTCGTCGAACTCCGCCAGTTCGCCGGTCAGCCCCCGGCAAACGTGCCAGTAAAGGTGCCCGCGGGCATCGGTGAAAATCAGGGAGAATGCAGAGGCATCGGCTTTAACCTTGCCGGTTGCCACATCCCACCAGGCGACGGCGCCGACGATCTGCGTCTGTCCCAGCCACATCGAGCAGGAACGGTTGGCATAGCGAATTTCAGGCTGCACGTTGTACTCTCGGATACGGTCGGGATCGAGACGTACCTCGCCAACCGGTTTACTGTGCAACTGGTACTGGCTATCCCATTCGTTGACTGTGCGGCACTCTTTACGGCGCAGCAGTAATTCATCATGATCGAAACGGCCCGGCCACGCGCAGCCGGCGTAAAAATCCACGACCGTTTCGGGCGGCGCCGCGAACTCTACGCCGTCTTCCGTCAATCGGTAATCAGTACCCTCGATCAGTAGCCTGGCGGCTTTGTGGATCCCCACGAAAACATATTCCGGGCGGAACGGTACCCGGTATCGTTTTCTGGTCGCCTTCTTAGCTTCAACGCGATGCTCTTTATCGAACAGCTTTATTGTGAGGCAATCGGCGCCCTCCGCTTCTTTTTCGTCGTAAAGGCTGTCGTGGGTATGCGGAGTACCGATAAACAATTTTCGGCCACCGGGTATCAAAATATGCGTCTGCTCGCTTAGGCGATAGCGCAGCTTCTCGCGGGCCTCCGGAGTCTGGATGTTTCCGGGTACCTCCACGTCATCATTCTGGCACTCGTTGGCGCGGGCGCCGGTAACGTTCGACAGGATGCCTTTAGCGAACATGCTGGCGTTACGCATATCCAGTGCGCCATTTACCCACCACTGTTCGATGGTACCGATGCCGTCCGGCAACATGCCTTTCGTCAGGGGGTGATTGCGCAGAACGTTTTGTGTATCGCGGCTGGTCTTTCTGGCGGTTGTATCAGATTCTGACTGATGCAGAATACGGTACTGGCGATCGCAGTAATACCGCCAGGCGTTATAAACACCGAGGATGGTTGATTTACCAAAGCCACGAAAACAGCGAAGCACCGCGAGGTTTCCGCGATGCTCCAGCCAGTGGCAGGCTTTATAGTGGCAGTCCGGCACATCCCAATTCATCCGTTCCGCCCACATCAAAAAGAAGGCCAGGAACGAAATCATTTTTTGCCTTTGTGCTGCAGCCTCTCGATGACTTCCAGCGCTTTACGCTCAGCAGCTGCTACCTGCTGACCTAACTGGAACGCTTCATCGTCCGGATCCTCGCCGGGTTTAGGCGTTCCCCCGCGCGTATGCATGCCAATCAGCGAATGGACTTTTACCAGCAGCGTAAGCGATGCGGCCGCGTTCTTCTTATGCCAGTACCGATCGCCGCGCTCCTGTTTGGTGTGCTTTGTGATTTCCTTCCCTGCCCCCGGCCAGTTGTCCGGATCGGCTTCTTCCAGGACTACGTCGGTAAGCTTATCGCTAAGAGCGGTCAGGCGGGTTTTGTAATCTGAATGCATAAAAAAGCCCCGTGGTTATCCATAGGGCTATGATGAGGCGGGGTAAAGGTCGGAATCCTGACTAATTTATCCCTAATATCCTTTAGCGTAATTATTGTAGGATTCAATCACGCGATTAGCCTTTTCTGCCGTCTCATTCTTAGATTCTTGTATGCGTTTTATATCGCTATTAGCATTATCTAGATATTCCTGAGCACTTCTTACATAACTTTCAACTTGAATTCTGTAGGAGTTTTTAGATAAGTCACTGTTATCATATGGCGGTAGTGGTTCGGATTCGCTAAAGTCAGGGTAACCAGTGAAACCTAAATTGCTTCCCCCGAACACTACCGCCGAAGCGGTGAACGGTAGTAAAAAAACACAGAATGATACTGTTGCAGAAAATATAATTGTACGCATGCTAAGCCCTTTAAATTAAATTTATCAATCAATAAAATTACGCTATTTCATCCCGGGGTCAACCTGATTAATCAGTGGCGCGATCCAGAATAGGTTATTCCCCGGCAGTAATGTACGCACACTATGCAGGACGCGGTCGCCGGCGTCGCCATTAAGCACGCCAGCGGTTACGTCGGTGACCGTATCCAGTAGGCCGAAGGTTGGCCCCAGCGCAGAACCGATAAAGCCACGACTGGCGTAGCGGGATTGTGTGCCGGTACCGAGTAGGGGCCCTAAGCCAAACATCCCGCCGGTAGCCTTCTCCGCCATGTTGTTGTATTCCATCAGCGGTCCGAGGATGCCGGATCGGTCGATACCTTCAATAGCCAGTTTCTGAGGTGACCAATCCACTTCTTTACCATTTGCAGCCTGCTTAAGTGCGTAGGTTAGCGCACCGAGTGCAATCTGAAACGCCGTGCCATAGTAAAACTGCGCGGTACCTTCTGATAAGCCGCCGATTGTCGCCCTGTTATATGATGCCGTCGTGAATGAGCGGAACTGGAACACTGTGCGTCCGATCGGAGAGCTGGCCCACAATGGCGTATCACCTACCCCCGGAGTGATAATGATGTTGTTGGTATCCTTCAAAACTGCCGACTGGAATACACCTGCTGCGTAATCATCATCCCATTTTTCAAAATTGCCAATATGCCAACCATCAAGCACCTCGCCATGCTTACGAAATTGTTCGCTTATGCGCGCGGCTGTAGCCGGACTGATACCCAGTTTCGCAATCCGGGAAGCCGGAGCTGCCCCGGACAGAATACTGTCAGCGGTCACCATGCCGTTAATCGCTTTGTTAATGTCGTTATACTGCCCCATAAGCGTAAGCTTTCCGAACACATCGGTGACGCGGTCTAGCCCAGCTTCAGCCGCGTTCGTACGCGTAGAGCTGTCAACCAGATCAGCCATCAGACGCGAACGAGAATTAAGTACCGTTTCAACCATAACCCCCATCTTTTTCATTTCGCTTTTGTTGGCGGCAAACGCCGGTGACCTGGATATCAGGGCACCATAACCCTTCATCGTTTTACTGAATCCATTGACCATAACGCCGCGGGCGAGATCCGGAATCGCGGAAACCGTCATGCCGCCAAGTTTGGTAACGAAGTTTACGTTACGCATAGCCCGACCAGCGCGTACAAAAAATGATGATGGGTCATCAGGCATTCCGTACGTACCAACTAAACGATCACGCATAGCAGTGATATCCCGGATATCATTCTCACGTGCTTTAGCTAATTTGGCCTGCTCCTGAGGACGCGCCCGCATCAGTTCGTCATATTCATCCTGTATAGCCTTAAGTTGGGACTCAAGGTTGCGGTTTCCAAAAACGCGGGTTAATTCGATATCCGGAGAGGCCTCCCGGATATGCCGCTGCAATACATAGTTAGCGTCACTCTCCAGATAATCGCGCATCATATTATCAGGCAGATTTAAAGTACGCTGCCGTGAGCTTCCAGGAACTTTGACGGTAAAAACGTTCGTAAAATCCTGGGGGATTTTTGCGCCAACGATTTTATTTATCGTTGCGTCTGCGGCGATCTCCGCATCTTCTCGTGACATAGCGGAAGGCCCACGCGACCACCAGTTAACTAAAAGATCACGGAATTTATCGCGCTCCTCAACAATTTTCCCCACTCTGTATACCCGAGGGAAATAACTGGTCTGCCCCAACGCTTTTAGCTCCGCATCAGGCGGTAGTAAGCCAAGTTCCTGCTGAGCAACTTTCACCCTGTCGACTACCTGACGCAATGCACGCGCGGCATCCTGAACAGCAGCATTACCGTGAATGTCTCCATTTCGCATGGCGTCGCCGACTTCTTCACGGAATCGGGTGTAATTGAGATCGCCGCCATCAGATTTATATTTGGCATACGCCTGCTTATTGGTGACCACTACTGCGGCCTCCTCCCTCCTCCAGCCACGCACGCGGGTTTCAGCCGCAACAGGGGTCTCAAATCCGCGTTGGTTACCCCGCAGCGCAAAGTTATTTTCCGCCAGTTCCAGCGCCGTGATTCGAGCGTTACGCGATGGCGACGAAATGACCCGCGATATTGGCGTCATATACCCGCCAGCCTTCAACGCGATATCCGCCGCTTTTCCCCCATCAAGCGTGAGATCGTCAAGCGTTGCCTGTCTGATCTGCATCGCACCGACACTACCACCATCGGGCAGGCTATCCATCCCACGATTAATAGCGTTAGCCATGCCGACATTTTCCAGCGCATCAGCCATTTCCCGTGTGGCCGCTGTTCTTACCGACGGGGTGATCATCGCGCCAGCAGTGGCAAAAATACCGCTGAACATAGCGCCTGCGGCAATGTGTGCGGCACTCTCTCCGGCGGTTCTGGTGTACTGCTGCTGATTCAGCGCGACTTCGCTAATTGCGGTACCAGCGGCGCCAATGGCGACCTGCGAACCGATACGAGCAGCAAGGGTGCCCTGCGCGCCGGGGATAAACATTGATGCGAGAGTGAAAGGATCAAGCATGCCCGATGCGATATTTGCTAAGGTACCTTTCCAACCAGCGTCAGCAGTAACGCGTCTGTCTTCATTTTCGTTGTCAATGTGGTTTTTAATCCAGGCGGTTTCCTCTGGAGACTGTGAATCAGCGAAAGCTGTAGCCCATTGCTCATACCCTTTGATCTCATTTTTATCGGCATAGGGGTTGTACCCTGCTGCCGGTTCGAACTGTTGTGGCATTCGTACCATCCCAGCTAGTGAGTTATTCGTACGAAATGCAGCATCCCATACAGAAGGCTCAGCCTGCTGCGGTTCTGGGTTAGTACCTTCTGGCAGAGAAACATCAAAGCCCGTTGGGGCCTGAAGTGCGTTATCCATAACGCTCAGCGGCGCATCAGGTTGCGGATAAATAGGCATTATTCATTACTCCACGAGAAATAATTTTTAAAACGATCCACGCGTTCTTCATGTAAACGCTGATACTGCTCATCGAGCGCGCGATGTTTTGCCTTAAACCCGCGAATATCTTTACCGCGGGAGATCTCGGCTTCCTCTTGCTGTGCCCTCTCCTGCTGCATTTTTTTGTAAGGCTCCCACTCTTCTAACGACGGTTTCCAGCGCATAGGCCGACCGAATTTATCGTAATACAGCTGTACGCTCTCGATACCCTCTTTATCCTTCATGCGGACCATAATGGCGTAATCACCATTATGCGTGGTTAAAACGTCGGGTGTAATTTCCAGCTCGCCACCGATTCGAGATTCAGGGGTATTAGAAGTGATAACGGGTGCTGAACCTGAGGTGATCCCTAATTGGGTCGGGCTGGTCGATATTTCATCGCTGCGATCGCCATAGGAAAGGCGCTCTTTTTCCTCTTTCCACTGCGAAGCCTGCCAACCCGATGGCCCGTAGTTATAGAGCGCTTCAGGTGCGTATTTCATAAACTGGGCGCTGCCGTTTACATCACTGAGACTCCACGTGCGGGCGATTTGGGTATTTGTCATCTTTTTGGCGACGTCAGCATTACCGCCGGAGTTGCGGTAATTAATATCGTAAAGGGACTGGTAATCATTGCGGAAATTGACAGCGTTAAGATTCTGGTCATCTGCTGCAGGACCGCCAAAGCTGTACCACGGTTTCATGCTACTGACTGCGGAATCCATCGCGCTGGCACGCTCTTTTTTGTATTCCTTCGTGCTCTGCGTAGAAGACAATTGTGATTTAAGGGCATCAGTCTGGTTATAGGTAACGTTCTGCGCCTGCTTCACTGCTTCGTCTGACGCCATGCCGGAATCGGTAAGTTGTTTAACAGTCAGGTAAAAGCTTTGCATATCCTTTGGCATATCACCCACAGAGGCAGGATCAGTTTCGTACAGCGCGTTAAATAAGGTCGAGCCCTGCTTAACCACGTCGGGGCTACTGGAACGGGCGATCGCATTCAGTTGCGATGTAACTTGCGATGGAATAATGCCCGTCTGGTTAACCTGCTGCACGATGGCGTCGTGAGTGGTGGCGTCGTTAATGCGGAAGTTAAGCGCCGATGGCGTATTGTCTGCCGCCTTCTGCATGGATTTGTTGCTCGGGTCGAGTTTCTCGCCGGAGATCAGCGCGTCGTTAAAGCGGGCGGAATCGCGCTGCGCCTGAATATTAGCGTTGCTCTTCTGCACCAGCGCACTAAGTTTGCCATACGCATCGAGTTTCAACGCGTAATCCGGGTCGTTTGCCTGCGGCTTCACTTTCGCCAGTTCGGCCTGCTGCTCTGCCGGGGTGACGTACTGGATAGCCTGGAAGGTTTTGGCGCTCTCGATCGCAATATCCAGCTGCTTGACCGCGGTCTGCCCCTGCTCGCCGTACGCAAACAAAATGGTGGAGGCGTTCGGCATAGCATCCGGCACCTCGCCGTTATATAGCTGCGCCATCGTATTATTGAGAATCGGGTCAATCTGCTGGCGCAGCGCCGTACGCTGCTGGCGGATCTGCGATTCAGCGATACTGTCGATTTTGTTTACTGCTACCGGGTCGAGGCCGGTTTTATTTTTGTTGTAGCGGGAAAGCCAACCGCGCGTTTCTGCTGGCAGCTGCTGAACGAAATCTGCCATTGAGATTTCGCCTTTACGCGGGTCGCCGACTTTAGCGATCAGCTTATCGACATTACCCATTCCCCAGTTATATGCAGCACCGGCCAGCGTTTCAGACTGATATTTTTTACTGAGCTGCCCCGCATAATCGCGCGCCAGCTGCGCATGCTGCACAGGGTCGTCCGGGTTGTACTCCTCACCGCGTTTAGCCGCCAGTTCTTTCCCGGTGTCAGGCATCAGCTGAAATTCACCCTGCGCGCCCGCGGGTGATGTAACAAGACTGCCATCTGCATTGCGGTGCTTACCACCTGATTCCACCAGGCCAACGGCGCGCATATCAAGTTCGCCGGTGCTGCTGTTGACCAGCGTAAAATCGCCATTAAGCCAGCCGGTGGGGTTGGTTACCGCGTAGTTCTGCGCGCGCTGCTCCAGCGCTTTTTGATTCGCTTCTGATACCGCCGCATCGATGCGTTCCTGCGACCAGCCGCGAGCCTGGCCATACATCTCGATCGAATGCTTGCGGGCGCTGCGTATTAGCCCCGCCTGCATCGGATTATCGTATGCGCTGGCCTCTTGTTCGACGGAAGTGGTCACCGTCGCATTAAGCTGCTGCCGCTGGGCCTCATCCGTCTGTGCACGCTCGAAACCGCTGTAGGTACTTGTCCGGCGTACCTGCCCTGCTTTCCACTGCGCATCAAAATAGGTTAACTGACTGGCCGGTACGCGCTTCCGCGCTTCCTCGTAATCGCCAGCGTCGGCCTTATCCATATCGGTGACCACACCGGACGATTTAAAGCCCTGACGCGTGACCGTGGCGCCCGTCTCCGGGTTTTCCCAGCGGTCATTAGATTTAGCTTCCAGATCCGTCAGAATCGCCTGCGTGGCTGCCACATCGGCTTTATCCTGCTCATGCTGTACTTGTTCTGCTACCTGCCCTGTAGCGGCCCCAAAACCAGACACCGCATTGCCGACAGTGCCTACATTGCTAACAGCGACACGCGTCTGCTGTGCCTGCGGTGTCACATTACCAAAATTACCCGTTGGAATTTTCACGTCACTTACTCCGCATATAAACCGTATTTGCCTGTTTTTGCTTTTTTCCAGCCGCTGTATGCAGTTCCGCCAGCGCTAAGTAATGAACTGCCAGCACTAATATTTCCCGCTGTCGCCGCATTACTGCCGCTGATCCTGTCGGCTTGTGCCTGCGCCTGCAGGCGATTAGAAGAATTCACGCCATTAAGGATTGTCTGGTAGGCGTCCTGCTCCGCATCCCCGGTAATACCTGACGTGACTCGCAGCGCCGTTCCCTCTCCCGTCTCAACGCCTGAAGCTGCCAACGCAGCATTGGCGGCGGATGCCTGCTGGCGACCGGCTTTACGAATACGCTCCGCTTCAACTTTCGCCGCTGCTTTTGATGCTTCGGCGTCGGCTTCAGCCTGCGCGGCCTGATAGTTCGCCATTTTCTTTTGCTGCTGACCGCTGGCCACTGCCCCGCCAGCAGCGAGAACCGAAGAAGCCACCAGGGCGATTTCAACACCTGTACACATCGTTAAACCTCCATCGAATAAAGCAGCCCAGTACGTTGCAGACCGAGGCGGGAATAAAGCTGTCCAGTACGTTCGGCATGCACGCCAGTGGTGATCCCCATGTTGATAACGGCGGCACCGTGTTCTTTCGACCAGTCAATAAACGCACGGGCCAGTCGCGGGCCAGCACTGCCGCCGCGGTGTTCTGGCGCGACAAATAAGCCATACTCGAAGGCCATCAACTGGCGGGAGAAAAACTGTTCAGCAATCCCGCCCCCCAGCCAGCCGATTACCTCGCCGTCTTTCTCTGCAACCAGTACGCAACCAGAAGGTGAATAAATCAGGCTTTGCGCCAGTTCTGCGCATTTATCCGCATCAAACGGCGAGTTTTGCGAATAGCGGGACTCGAGATACATCCGGGTTCCCAGTTCGATAAGCACCGGAATATCCCCGGTAGTAGCATTGCGGATCATGATTAGCCCCCGTTGCTGGTAAACGTGATAATTATCGCGAGAAGGTGGAACGGCAGCGGCTGGCGCTGCTGAATGGTCAGGGTATCCTCGCCACGCTCCCATCCCAGTTTCCCGATACTGTGATCACCTGTAAAAAGCGGTGCCGGCTGGTTGAGAATCTTGGGGCCGAACGTGCGGAACGGGATCACCTGGCCGTTGCACTCCGCGCCGGTGGTATCCATAAATCGCAGGGTTACTTCACTGGTACGCTTGCGCGCGTTCTGCGTAGTGCCTTCGGTGGTGGAAACTTCAGGTGTGAGCGTTTCGATAGTGGTGTCGTAGTGCAGTCCGACTTCTATCAGGTGCGCGTTACGCTTCAGCGTTATCTGCCCACCGGTGACAACCTGCTGCGGCATCACAGAGCCATCGGCCAGCACATCGACCGTTTGTCCCTCGAGATGCGAGAATCCCGACCACACAGCCGCCCCCGGTTCGCTCCAGCCTGTAACCGCCGCATCGGTGTGCAACACGCTGTCGAACACCTCAACATAACGCACGGTCTGTCCGTTCACCGTTCTGCGCACCAGTGCGTACACCACATCGTCTGTATCGGACGGAATACTCGCGACGGATTCAAACGCCCCATTAGTGAGCTGGCGGGACCAGGCGACAACGTTCTGCGAGCGGTCAATCCCCATCGTGATTAGCACACCGTCGGCACGCACCATCCAGATAACGGAATCGGACTGCTGCTGGTAGGCCATATCCAGCACGCCGCCGGTGGTGATGTGCTCGGCCAGTACGGTCAAATCGTTGGCGGAATACGCAACGTAGCTGTCGGGGTCGTATGCCACCGCGTAGAGTTTTCGGCCGGCGCGCTGCACAAACAGGATTTCGGTACCGACGCGAACAGGGCGGATGCTGTTGCAGCCGTACGGGCTGGGGTTTTTCACCGAAATGTTGGTCGGGGTGATCGCCGCGTCGCTTCCGGCTGTGATCGTGAACTCACCGCCGTACGTCAGCGCAATCAGCGTATTCATCTGCGCGAGGTGCACAATCGGGTTGAGCTGGTCAGAAGAAAGCGTAAAGCTGATCGCGTCGTCATCGTCGGTTCCCAACTCAAAAGACAGGTAAACGCCGGTTTCGCTGAACCAGATCGTTTGCGGATATTTAACCGACCCTGCCAGCACCAGGCGCTGTTGATAAAGCGTCACTGCGCCGGGATAGCCAAACTCCTCAGTCCAGACGGTATCCTCACGCGTCCAAGCGCCGGGTGAGGCCGCCTGCGTGGCGCTCAGGTCCGTACGAATTGTGCCAACGGCGATCTGCGCGCTGGTGATACTCTTAATCAACACCAGACCGCTGTTAATACGGACGTAAGACCCCACGTCCTCAGCAACCCAGCCAGCACCGGTAAATGCGCCTGTGCCACTTGTCGGCGGTTCTGCGTCACTCAGAGTCAGTGTGATTTCGGATCCGACAAACTCTTTAACGGATGGTTTGCACCACTTATCCGGTGTTTCGCGGATTTCGTCGAACGGCTCTACGATGAACGGCGCCGGCTCCAGTACCCAGTCGAGTTGCCCGCGGCGCTGAAGTCGCTGCGGCGGCACGCTCTGGTGCACGAGAAACATCGTGTCTGCACCCTGGACATAATTCACTTCTGGCAGCATGCCGACGCTGTAAGGGCTGGCGATTTCATACGGGGTGTTGTCGCCGTTAACCAGCTGCTGGCCGTTCTGGTAAAAACGCACGTAGCCGTCGCCAAATTCGAGGACGTACGCCTGCGAGCGGTTGAACACGTAGGGGATAAGCCGGGCGGTGCGGTCGCCGTATTTGGAAGCAGCTGCATACCGCGTACCCGGGCGGCGTATAACACCACCCTGCACCACGCACAGGCCATTTTCGATAATTTTTGCCCCGTTGGCGTAACGCTCGATATCGACACGCCCCATCAGACGCGGAGAAATTTCGCCCGCGGTAAAATTCGTTTTTATCAGGTTGGCGCGCATATCAGAACCTCGATTCGTAGGTTGGATAGCCGCCCAGCTCTTCCGGCGGGTCTTCCTGCCCGTCGATCGCTTTTGCCTGGCGCAGCAAAAACGCAGCCTCTTGTGTCAGGCTATCGCGCAGGCTGGCGGAACCGGTGACCGCATAGGCCAGCTTCGCCGTCATAAACGCCTCGGCCAGATTGACGAGCGCGGCGTCCCAGGAGGATTCGTCTTCGTTGCGGAAGATGTAGCGGAGATAAACGACGTTTTCGTTTGCCATCACGCGACCGTTTTCGATTCGGTAGCGCACATCGTCGTACTCGCTGCCAACGGATAAAATGCGGATCACATCACCAGGGAGGGGGAACCGATAGCTGAAGCCGAAAGCCGGCGCGGTCGTTTCAGGGGAAAGCACGACGCGTTTTACCGCGCAGTTCCACGGATGTTTACGCAGCAGGTCGTCGCGAACGGTGGGGTAAAGGTTCGAGCAAAGCCGCGCGTTTTCGCTGGCCTCATCGAAGCTGTTAATCGGGTTGGCGCCAAGCGCCAGCAATGCATTTGAGCAGATGGATACACTGGAAGCCATAGCCTAACCTCAGATGAAAAAAGGCCGGGGGCGACCCCGGCAAAGGCACCAGCGGCTTTAAGCTACAAAATCGATGGCAACGACTTTCTTCTCGTTGGCACGGCCTGCACCGTAGGACGCGTCAACGGAGATCTGAATGGTGTTGTTCTTATCGCGGCGAGGACCGATATCGACGTTGTACTCAGCGCCGGTGCCGAAATGCACAGCAGATTTACACCAGGCTGCGGCGGTTTTGGTGGTGACGCTGTCGGCAGTCACAGAATCCAGTTTTTCATAAGCCAGCCATTTGAAGCCCAGCCAGTTGCCGTTTACCGCGCCTTCCTGCAGCATTTTCACCGCCATAAAGTCGGCACTGGTCAGCGTGGTATCGCTGAGGATCTGCGTCAGCATGTCGGCGTTGTACGTCATGTAAAGCTCTTCGCCGTTCTGCTCGTCACACTCGTTACGGCGGAACATCGCTTTAGCGGCGATCAGCTTGGCTTTGGTCATGCCGGTACCGCCGGCAACGATTTTCTGCGAGGCCGGGAGGGTAACGGATGCATACGCGCCGTTGTTCTCGGTCTTACGCAGTACCGCGTCGAGCAGCGCACGGTAAATCACATCGTCTTTTTTGCGGTTCGCAGCGGACAGGGTGAGCTGCAGGTACGGGCCTTGCGGGTCGGCGATCAGCTTGCGCAGGTCGCGCTTTTCAACCGGCACGAACACGCCATAATCCGCCATCAGCGCATTACGGGTACCGGCTTCCGGAACATCCCAGACGGTATCACCGAAACGCGTGGTGATCTGGGTCATCTCAATGGCGCCCATATCGTTGATGGTGAACGACGCACCGGTGATGCTGCCACGGTCATGGACAGCCGCTTGCAGGCGTGAATCCTTTTGCTGTGCAGCAATTTCGAAAGAATCATGAAACTGCGTAACAAACGCAGCGGTGATCATGTTCTTGTTTGCATCAAATGACATAAAAATCACTCCAGTAAAAAATCGCCTGCGGGGTGTCGGTTTCCCGGCCCAAATCAGCACAATGCGGTTGGCGCTGGCGCATTGCGGGAGAAATCAGGTATCCGGCGTCCCCGCCGGGCTGGTTATGGAGTGATTGTTATCGAGGTGCGCGGTCGGAATCCCGACCAAATAAAAAAGCCAGCGGGTTAGGCTGGCTCAGCGAAATGCTATCGTGACATGTCACGCTACGGTTTGATCGCCGAAACGCTTCTGGTAGTACGCTTTGACCTGTGCAGAAACGCGCTCGTGGTCGGCGTGTTTCGAATCCATGTACGCCGGGGACTTCATCAGGTCGCGAATAGTCTGCTGCTCGCCTGGGTTGCTGTCCGCGCCCGCTGGCGAATCCTCCTGCATCTCAGCGCCGATTTTTGCCAGCATACGGATCACCATCGGGTTATTGCCGATTTCGTCCATACGCCCTTTGTCGCTGTCATCCGCCAGAGAGTTAAATGCACGGAAAGCCAGGCCGATGTTTTTATTAAACTCGGCGTCAGTTTTCCAAGTCTCACGCAACTGCGTGGCGGCGGCTTCCGAATCCAGTGCTGCAGCACCGTTAACCAGCTCTGGGGCCAGCTGTGCGTATTCGCCCAGGATGAAACCCATCTGATCGTTGGTGATGCCTTTGGCATGCGCCGATTTCATGAATGATTGCATGCGCGGGTCGGCTTTGAATTCGTCCCACTTAAAGCCCTCAACATCTACCTTTGGCGCATACTCATCAGCAGTTTTCGGCGGCGTGTCCCCGCTGCCCATGCGCTTTTCAAGGTGCGTGTAAGCATCCGCCAGTTTGCGGGCCGAGCCCTCAACGTTGAGCTTTCCGTCCTCGCCCACAACGCGGTATTTCTCAGGTATCCAGTCATCCGCGCCCGGTTCGCCGCTGCCGGTGCTAAGCAGTGAAGTACCAGCAGGATTACCAGCGCCCGGATTTTCAGCACCACCGCCATTGCCACCATCATTACCCCCTGGGTTTGAGCCGCCGGCGTTGCCGGGTTCGGCGTTCATGAATAAGTGTTTAATCTTCCACATCGTCGTTTACTCCATCTGCACGGTTGATTTGCATCAGAATGAAATCGAGCACGGAACGCTGCCCGGCCCGGTAACAGGTTTCGCGGTCGCCCTCGGTGCCGCCGGGAACGTACGCCGCACGCCCAAAACGGCGCGTTAATTCATCCAGCACCTGCGGCCCGCCAGGCATTTCCTCGAAAATGCGTTTGTAGTCCGCCGGTGATGCTTGTTTAGTAGCCATTAGCCCCCCGCTACCCGTTGACCCAGCGCAGTACCGACCTGCTGCCCGGCGGTGGTCGCCGCTTCGCTTCCAGCCTGCATCATGAGCGCCTGCCCTGCCTGTTGCTGCTGCGCCTGCTGGCGCTGCTGGCGAAGTTTCTCGACCGCATCAGAAGTGCGGATGACTTTCGCCGGGACGCCCAGCGCGTCAGCAATCACGCGGGTAGCCTCGTCGGCGTCGATAAGATCGGTAACTTCAGGGGCAACCTGCGCCAGATTTGCCACGTTGGCGCCCAGACGCTCAATCGCCGTGACGTTCTCCAGCTGCTGCGCGCGGGCAAGTGGCGAGATGTAGCGCACGTTAAAGTTTGCGTTTTGCAGGCTCTCGGGCGCCGGGGGGAATGCGCCAGCGCGGTACGCCAGGCCAAAGCAGCGCTCGACCAGCGGTTGCAGGTATTCAGCCTGGAATCGACCATAGACCGGGCCCAGTAGTTGGCGGATCAGCGCCACGCGCACATGCACTTCGGTTGCGGTCATCGCCGGCCCGTCCTGCGGTTGCAGCTGATCGGCCATCATGATTTTGCGGATGGATGCCTGCAGCCGGTCTTCTGCGGAAAACGCCACATTGAAATCGGCGCCGGTGAGCAGCGGCTTCATGCTGTCGGTGCTGTTCGCCACGATGATGCGGCGCGGGCCGACCTTGACCGTACGCGGGTTGAGTACGCCGTCGTCTTCGGCAATCCACATGCCGGCAATCGCCAGATCCTGCGCCGCTTTCTCCATGCGCTTCGTTTCGTTCAGCTCTTTGCAGTCTGGCAGAGCGTCGTACACCGGGCCGATGCCGTACGAGGTGCCGGGGATCTTCATCCAGCGCGGGACGCAGCACGGGAATTCGTGATAGCCAGACTCGCGCACAATTTGCTTTCCGCTCACCTCAATGTTGTACGAGGCAAAGCGCAGGTTTTTCGCCAGACGCGCATTCGCCACGTAGGTTTCACGCGGGAAAATGCAGTGCATGAACTCGAATTTATCGTCGGGGGATTTCTTCGCCGTTTCGCGGATCTTCTCGCTGACGTTCTTCTCGCCAAACTCTTTGATCGCCTGGGCGGCGGTGAGCTGGTAGCAGCGGTAAATCGTGTCCACGATGCCGTCGCGGCGGGTGGATGCGACGTAGGACTGCGCCAGCGGCCACTGCTGGAACGACAGTCCGCCCTCGTCTCGGTCCTCATCGATATACAGTACGAACCAGCCGGCACATACCACATCGAGATTGGACTCGTATCCTTCTGCGTCGAAGTTAGCGGCGTGGATATTCTCCCAGACCAACGTCGCGCAAGTGGACAGCCACGCAGCGGCATCATCCGGCAGCAGCTCGCTGTCGAGATTCAGCCACTGCGCGTTTGCCGGAGTCATGCCGGACATGAGAGCAGACGCCAGCATGCGCGCGCTGTCGGTGGCTGTGCCGTCGAGCAGCTTCGCCACTTTGGATTTTGCGCTCTGGGCGTCGAGAACCGTTTCGGATAACCCTGCACCGCGCAGCGGGTAGGTGTAGTCGTAGCATTCCCGCCAGACGCTTTCATGCACCTGGCGGGCCGCTTTGAGGGAATCAACACGCTTAATCAGCCGTACGGCCAGTTCTTCCATCGGTTATGCCCCTAAGGTGTTTTTCGCTGCCTGCGCGCCAGTGGACAGCAGGGAAGAGCCTGTATCCGTTGCGCCTTCAGCACCGCTCGCCAGCAGCGAGGAGCCTTTCTTGCGCTTCTTGCGCGCTGCTGCGTCAGCGTTAGCGGCCTTCGCTGCTGCGTCGGCTGCTGCGTCGGCTTCCGCCTGCGGATCCTGCTGTACGACTTTCGGTGTACCGCCACCACACATAGCAATCTCCTTAGCCTGGAACGTGCCAGCCGTGTTCGGTTAATACCGGTTTGCCCGGCGCCGGTTGCTTCTTGCCCTCTTCGTTTGTCACCATCGGGCCGGTGCCGCCGGTTGCAACGTCGGTGGCTTTGCGTACGAGGTCGAGGAAATCGAGGTTGTTGGTCAGCGGGTGGCCGATAATGTCGGTGAAGCCGTACTCTTCGAAGCGGGCAACGATCGCAGCGCCCTGCGCGTTGAGCGTGGCGAGAATGGCGTTGCGCTCGGCCAGCGCCGTAGCGCCCAGCAGCGTCGCAACGTTCTGCTGCACCGTCGGTTCGGTAGTTTCAGCGTTCAGCGCTGCGCCAATGGCGTCCTGCGGCTGCGTTGTCTCCTGCCCCGGTGTCTCGATGGTTTTCTTCTGTCGTGCCATTGTGGTGGCTCCTGTGGAACGTGGAGCCTAGAGTGTGCGCGGGGGTGTTGGTCGGAATCCTGACCAAATAGATAATTTGTTAAAAAACGGCATGATTTAACATAATGTACGTTATCGGCACCACGCGATCGGCACTCGTTAACGATTTAGCGTGAAGAGGTTATTTGTTGCGGTTTGCTGGCGGGAAAGTGTGAAAATCGACTGCATAAATCATGCATAAAACAGGGCGGTTTTTGCATAGCGTTTTTAGTCGGTGAACGCCCTGTTTTTGCAGGTTTTCATTACCGGCGGGCCGTTGGTTCTTTCGGCCAAAAATTACGGGTTCCGCTGCGAACAAAACGACGCCTGATGACCTGCACCGGAAGTTCTGAACGATGCCGATGTGTCACTTCACACCAGAAAGCGATTAGCGCTTCCCCCGTATGATGGTTGGGGCTGCTTCCCTGCTTCCAGCCAATGAGCGCTGACTTTGAAACATCAAGCCCGGTGGCCAGTTCCTGCAGCGGTATCCCGGTGTTAGTGATATCGGTCACCACTCGCAACCAGTCCGTTTTAACTGTGACGACGACTGGCATAGGTCACCTCGCAAAACGCGCGCACGCGCGAGCATAGAGAGCGGTTTTTATTAGCTTTTGACGTGCGCGCATGGTCTTTACTCCTTGCCGTTGTTGTCTGGTGCGACGTCGATTAGCGTATTCCCCTTATGCTGAGCAATCGTAAGGTACGAGTTTCCTTTGCAGGATTCACACCAAAGCGCAATTCGTAATCCATGACGCCTAGAGCTTGGGTTACCTTTTAAATTCCTGTCTGCGGTAAGCGAATCTCCTTCGATGCGAACATGAAGCCCCTCGTTGGCATCTTCCTTACAGTTAAAAACCTCCACAGCGCCGTGGTGTACGTAATTCCCACCGCAATGCGGGCAAAGCAGTTCACCTTGTTCGAAATCAATAGCTAATTGCATCGTGTTATCTCCTTTTTTCTTCGTGTGTTTAGTTACTACTGGTAAAATTTAATGTGTACCAACCTGACCCAACCTGACCCAACCTGTACCAACCCTTTTATATAAACTCCCAAAACAGCCTATATAATCACACGCACATATAAAGTATTTGGTTGGTACAGTTGGTACAGTTGGTACTGACCTTTAAATTCAATTAGTTAAAATGTACCAACCTGTTTTTTGAGGCTGGTACAGGTTGTTACACTGGCTCGAAGATACGAGTCATTTTTCCATCAACACGACGTTGAACGCGCTTATAACCGCAATTTTGCAAAACATTACTGATTCGCATTTCTTCGCGTTTTCCGATGTGGCGCGGATCTAACCCAATTGCATCGCGCAACACGTCGCTAGCGCGTAAAAATTCGCAATTTCGCGGAATGTCATTAGTCATCAGGTCGGGCGTCTCGAGCCATTTCTCGACCGTCTCGAGCCACGCGTCCTTAATGGTGTACTGCTCATGGACGCTTGCGCCGAGGCGTTCAGCATCGCGGAACTGGATACCGCCGAGGCGCTTAAACGTCTCGCGGGCTTCAGCCCACAGCAGCTCTCTGTCACGGACTATGGCATCGGTACTAACCATTTCGACAACATCTACCGGCAACCAGCGGCGGTTACCGGTCTTGTCCGCAAGGAACTCGTCTTCGTTAGACGAGCCCAGGGGGATACCTCGCCGAGCGAATATGGTCGTGAATTCTTTAAATTTTGGTACCCATTTATCATGCGTTCTGGTTACCCATGCTTTAATAGACTCGAGGTCTTTAGTGTTAAGGCCCCTTAGTTCGCTTATCTCGGCCACCAGGCACCCGCGCATCTTGCGTGCGAGGTCGTCGTCTTTATCAGCAAAAGATATGTCAGCAAAAAATTCTGGGTCCGGGGAGAGAGCGGCAATACCCGCGGATTTACGCAGTCCCTGAGCACCGACGAGGATAGGCACCATGTCCGCTTTGATACCGGGCTCCAGCACCCTGCCCGCCAGCGCCGTCCACATGTACATAGACACAGCGCGGGTATATGGCGTATCGGCGGTACCGAAGTGGGTATGGTAGAAATGTTCGATGCGAGTTACGCCGTCCCATTCCAGCCCATTCAGCCAGGTAGTCGCAGAATCGAAAGGCTGTCTTTTAGCCACCATAAATACCGCATCGCGCATTAGCTCTTTGTTGACCTCTTTGAAGCTACGACGGGAGAGTATAACGCGGAGCTCACTATAGTCCTCATCGCCAAATGCTCGCCAACCATCGGACCCTTTAGGGGCCAGCATGATGGCGTCCCTGAAGATATCGTAACGTATATCAACCCCGGTAAAATCCGGCCTTGATAAGGCCATAGCTACGTTATCCATGATCGCTTCGATGGCACCTTTATTGTCTCTTCTGAAAGGCGGCAGCGGCGCGGGCTCGGACACTTCGGTGCTGGTCAGGTCTTCAAAATCGTCCACACGATAGCCGTAGCCGTCGAGCCATTCGGTATCTGAAAGGCCAGTATCAGTGGCATGCATGCTTTTGAAATGCCCCTGCTGAAAACCGCCAGTACCCGCGGGGAAATACTTAATCGACGTTTCGCTGCAGCCATTGCTGTACTCGGATTCGTCGCGAAAGGGTTTAAGGTTGCGTGAGCCGTCGGAACTGACGGATAGTGTCCACCCGTTCGCATCGAGCCAGTCGGCCACGTCATCGGTTGCACCAGGGTCGTTATCCGCCAGGTCACGCAGCCGACGAACGCCGGCGACATAGCTGTCGACAACCGGCAAGCGGTCTTTAAGCGACGCCCAGAACGCGGCCAGCGCTTCAGCACCCAGCACCGGGATATCCTCGGGGGTAAGTGTGTACTCGTTGCCGAGGAGCGGATCGTCATACCAGGTGTAATCGCTGCCCGACGGATGGGGGCCGAAGGTTGCCACCTGCTGGCCGACGCCAAGCAACTCAATAGCAGCCTTTTTGCCATCCTCTTTAGGTAGCTCATGCACATGTTTCGGCACCGGCGGCGCCCAGACCAGATACGCCCGGCGAGCGCTGTTATCCCGCCCGCGGTACGGAAGGTAAACGCTGAGGTGTCGGAACAGCTCCTCGTACACGGCGTCCTGATGGGCATCGCTGGCGGTATCCGCATCCAGGGCATGCAGCGCGTAACCGTCGCCGCGGTCTCGCCCCAGGATCAGGCCGATACCGTATCCGCGTCTCTTCCAGCGTACTATGTCAGCTTCGCTGGCACGGTAGGCTGACCAGTCTTTAAAACCGACGATCTTACCGCTGCTGTTGTGAACGCTCGGGACCTTACCGACTGATTTAGGGTCCAGTGATGAGTTTGGCGACAGATCCCCTTCTGAGGCTATCGGGATTAGGTTCTCTCGTCCGAATAAAGTCACGGCCAGATCCCATTGCTCAGGCGTCGTCCCTCTTTTTACGATGTCCGCCATGGGTTACGCCTTTTGTTTTGAGACTGATTTTTTAAGCAATTTTTCAAGCTGTAAGGCGCGCAGTTCGGGGATCTCATCGCCCCACTGCGATACGGCACCTTTCGACACTTTCAGCAGCCTAGCTAGTTTAGCCTTGCTACCGGCCAGTTCTATGGCTTTTGATTTTTTCATATCCGTATTTCCTGGACTGATGAAGTTTAGATGAGGTTAAGAAAACTAAACAAATAAGTCAAGAAAACGATACCCTGAATAAGTTAAGCTAACTAAACCACATGAGGGGTAACACCATGATTAACGAACGTATTCGCAAAGCCCGCCGTGAAATAAAAATGACGCAGGAAGCTCTTGCTAAGCGTATAGGTCTGACTAAAGCCACGATTTCGATGTGGGAGTCTGGTAACACCGCGCCAAATGGTAAGAACTTGATTAACCTAGCGGAAGCTTTAAACGTCTCACCTGAATGGCTTCTGACAGGAAAAGAAACTGATAAAAAGCCTGTGGAGTCTAACGCTAGAGTGGAAGGCTGTTTTTCTGGGTGGGATTCGAATACACCACTCGAGGATGATGAGGTGGAAATACCTTTCTTCAAGGAAGTTGAGTTGTCGGCGGGCAACGGTACCTATGTCGATTTAGATCGGTCCGGTTGTAAATTACGTTTTGCAAAGTCTACATTGCGCAAAGCTGGTGTAGATATCGAGTCCGCTGCATGTGTTAGCGTTAGCGGAAATAGCATGGAGCCGGTGCTCCCGGACGGTGCGGTTGTGGGGGTGGATATGGCAAAATCGTCGATCAAAGACGGAAAAGTCTATGCCATTGACCAGGACGGACTACTAAGAGTGAAACTACTCTACAGATTGCCTGACGGTATCCGCATCCGTTCGTATAACCGTGACGAATACGCTGATGAAGAGTATTTCAACCATGATGCCAATAAGATTAAAATTATTGGGCAAGTATTCTGGTATTCAGTTCTTCTCTAAAAATTAAGCACTCCGCTCAAGCCCGCTAAATGCGGGCTTTTCTTTACCTATTTGCAAAAAAGTACATTTTTCTTAACCCCAGCTCTTGACTTTAATGGTTTAGAGGTCTTAACTATGCATCACAAGTTAAGATATCTATACCAAGCTTAACGAGCTCTTTAACAAACAGAACCGCGTGACAGGCAAGCCGCTGTGCTCCTGGCAAAACGAAATAGCACCCGATGGGATCGAGGTAAGCGCCGAGTCCGTATGCGTACGGTAAGCGTAGAGGACGACACTGCAGCGAGCTGACAAGTCACGCAAGTTGAAACGCCCCGATGATGGGGCGTGCAGTGAATTAATCAAAGGCTTCGGGCCTTTTACTAATCCGCTGAAAAAGGGTTTACCGCAATGAATACCTACGAACTCGCATCGAAAGCCCAACCGACTTTTGAAATCGTGGAAAATGGTCCTGATGCGACAGACTATGTTGTCGATACGGTCAAAGGTGAGAACGCTGCGCGCCTGAGAGCAAGCTCATATCAGGATCGCAACGGATATCTCGGTTACGGATATACCATCCGACCTTTACAAACTTAACACCCTCCCCCCTCTGAATCATCCAGTGCATTGCTGTGTGTAGTCTTTGCCCGCCTCCCATAGCGGGCTTTTTTCCTGTCGGAAAGTGCATCCACAAAGGTGCTATGCCTCGCCCGCTGGCACCGGGTGCGCTCCCCGACATGAAAAGGAGCGCTACCAATGAAACCTGAACACCTCCACCGGCTGACGGGGCGCGATGTGCTCCGCTGGCGCCGTAAACCTCAAATCGACTTTAACACCGGGCTGGCTATCGCAATCGCGTGCGGCCTGACCGTTTCATTAATCCTTCTTATCGCGAGGACTGCCGCATGAGCCTTGAACAAAATCTCGAACTGAACAACCAGCTACTGACCAAGCAAAACTCGCTGTACGAACGCAATATCGCGCTGCTCGAACGTCTGGTGCAGTCGCTGGCGTCTGGCGTGGCGCTTAAAGCCGACACCGTAGCGCAGGTTCAGGAGTACCGCGAAACGGCCACCGAATCGAAAACCGCGATGACGCTCGACGATCTGCAGTTCGGAGATGTTGTCGCGCTGGCGGCGTTCTACCCGGTACCGCAGCAAATCACCGAAGAAATGCTGCAGCGCGCCATTGATTACCGCGACGCCGAAGCCGACTCGCGAGTAGTGCAGATTGATGCACTGGACAGCGCCCTGCAGGGCGTGAAACGCGCCCAAGCGCTACTGAAACCTGCCCTGCTCGACCTGTCCCGAAACGTTCTTAAGTACTGGGACGACCTCCCAACCATCGGCGAGCGCCGTAGCTTTGCCGAGCGCCTTCTCGACGCCGCACCAACCGAGCGCGACTTGGTGAAGCCGAAGAAGGTCAGCGATAAGGCTGAAGAACGCACCGGGCCGTTCTACTGCAAGAACGTTGATGGCTCCGCTGCCAGCAAGCTACATACCTTACGCAAGCTGAACGAACTACTTAAAAAGGGCCATATCGAGATCACCCGCGTTGAATACCTCCAGCTGCAGGAAGAGTTTGAGCGTAAAAACGCAGCAAAAGGTGGTACCGAAGCGGGTGGCGATGTTGAGGAAAAGGCTGGCGAAGAGACTGATTTTGCTGCGATGCGTAAACAGGCCGAAGAGTGCATTAAAACACTGTGCAAAGGCGGTTATCGCGCTGAGGCCGTCGTCATCCTGGACAGCTTCGGCGCGAAAAAGCTGGGCGAAGTTGAAGACAATGACCTCGCTGATCTGATCGCCAAAGCCGAAAAAGCTCTGGAGGGCTGATTCATGCCAGACGTTCACGCAAGATTATCACCATCATCAGCGCATCGGTGGATGCGCTGCCCCGGAAGCCTGGCGCTCGAGTCAACGCAGCCGGATAAAAGTTCCTCATTTGCAGAAGAAGGTACAGCTGCGCATGCACTTGCCGAAAAGGTACTGCGTAACCGTCAAAGCCACCCGGAATACTATGCGGGTTGCAATGTCGAAATGTTCCTCGGCTCCTATCCGCTTGCTGAGCACGCTGATGATACTTCCGGTCCGCAGGTGGATGAGGAAATGGTCGAGGCTGTAGGCCACTACGTCGAAACAGTCTGGACACTGGCCGAGGGTAACGAGCTGATGGTCGAACAGCGCGTCGACTTCTCTCATATCGTCGGCGTGGAAAACTCCTTCGGTACCGCTGACGCCGTTGTCATCGTCGGCAACGAGCTGCAGATCCACGACCTGAAATATGGCCGCGGCGTGCAGGTTGACGCCGAGCAGAACGAGCAGTTGCAGCTGTATGCCCTCGGCGCGCTGGAGCAGTTCAACCTTCTGTACGACTTTGACAGCGTACGCCTGTTCATCCATCAGCCGCGGCTGAACCACGTATCAGAATGGGCTTTATCTGTGGAAGAGCTGGAGGCATTTGGCCAGCGGGCGCAGGAAGCAGCAGCAAACGTGATCGTGATGTTCAACATCGAGGAATGCGAAGGCGTGAATACTCTGCCGCTGGAGAACTTCACACCCGGCGAGAAGCAATGCCGGTTCTGTAAAGCCAGCGCCATTTGTACCGCGCGCGAGCAGTTCCATATGCAAACCGTCACCGGTGAGTTCGACGATCTGACAGTACCGATTCGCGAGCAGGTCACCAACGCCATAGCACGTGTACCGATGCTCACCAATGAACAGCTGTCTGAAATCTACGGACAAGCGGATTTTCTCGAATCCTGGCTAAAGGCCATCCGCGACCGGGTAAACAGTGAACTCAACGCCGGGCACCCAGTACCAGGGTTCAAGCTGGTAACCGGTAAGCAGGGCAATCGTGCATGGCGCAATGAAGTTGAAGCCGAAGAGCTGCTGAAATCTTTCAGGCTGAAACAGGATCAGATGTACAGCCAGAAGGTCATAAGCCCGACGCAGGCCGAAAAGCTGCTGAAGAAAGAAAGCCCACGCCGCTGGACGAAAGTCGAAGCGCTGATAACCCGCTCTGATGGTAAGCCCACCATCGCGCCAGAATCCGACCCGCGCCCCGCGCTCAACGTTAACCCTGTAAACGATTTTGACGACGTGTCCGAAGATGCGATCGCCGCTGACCTCATTTGATTTAAGGAACAACACCATGAAAGTTAAGTTAAACAACGTTCGCCTGGCCTTCCCTGCTCTGTTCGAAGCAAAAACTGTAAACGGCGAAGGCGAGCCGCGCTTCTCGGCGGTCTTCCTGATGGACCCGAAACACCCGCAACTCGAAGAAGTTCGCAAAACGCTTAAACAGGTGGCGAAAGAGAAATGGGGCGAGAAGTGGGAAACCATCTACAGCCAGCTGGAGAAAAAGCTCAACCTCTGCCTGCACGACGGCGACGAGAAAGCCGAGTATGAGGGCTTTCCGGGCAATTTCTTCCTGAACGCGGCGAACAAAGCCCGCCCTACTGTTATCGACCGCGACCGCACCGCATTGATTCAGGCCGACGGCCGCCCGTATGCCGGCTGCTACGTCAACGCCGTGGTGGATATCTGGGCGCAGGATAATAACTTTGGTAAGCGCATCAACGCATCGCTAAGCGGCGTCCAGTTCCTGCGCGATGGTGACGCATTCGCGGGCGGCGGTGTGGCCGCACCGGACGACTTCGACGATATCAGCGAAGGCGCCGACGCCGAAGGTCTGGTTTAAAGACTATAACTCCGCCTCGGATGTTACTGGGTGCGGAGTTATATCCGAAATCACAGCATCAATATTATGCCGTTTGATTCTACCAACTTCATAAGCATAACTATCATCCATTTCTTTTTTAATTTCCTCAGTCATCTTTAGTTCAACCTTAAAATATTTCTCTGCCCAAACAAGCCAGTTTATCCTATTTTGAATCTTCACATTCAGCTGTCTAAATAAGTTGATAGATTTCTCTCGCTCACTCTGAAACTTTAGAAATTTCCTCGTAGACACTGGGATTCCTTTTATGTAACAAACTTCCACGCCATCTTTATGTGAATAGGACCAATGAGCGCTATAGACAGTATCATTCATCGCCAGAGCACGCTGGCAATCTGCAACCATAACCCAGAACTTAGGATTAATGATATTATTTTCGATAAATTTCAAAATTAAATGATCACGAAATACCAATGCTATCGGCATTAAAATATACACTCCCAAAAAACCCAAAGCGGCCATAAGGACTGTTGAAAAAGATATTGTTAATTCCATTTCATGACTCCGAAGGTTAAGTATGGATAATATACTATGGGGCGACCTGGAAACCTATTGCGAAATCCCGATCACCAACGGTACCCACGCTTACGCGGAGGGAGTCGAGGTGATGCTTTTCGCCTGGGCTATCGGCGACGAGCCGGTTAGCATCTGGGACCTGACTGCTGGCGAACTTATCCCCAGCAGGCTACGCAAGGCAATCGCCGACCCCGATACCCTTCTTTATTTCCACAATTCGCACTTTGACCGCACGGTGCTACGCCATGCTATGCCGGAATTAGCGCCGCCAGTTGAACGCTGGCGCGACACGATGGTGCAGGCGCTGGCGCACAGCCTCCCCGGCGCGCTGGGGGCGCTCTGCGAAGTGCTGGGCGTTCCGCAGGACAAGGCGAAGGATAAAGAAGGCAAATCGCTGATCCAGCTATTCTGTAAGCCTCGCCCAAAGAACAGCAAGCTGCGCCGCGCAACCAGCAAAACCCACCCGGTAGAGTGGCAGCGGTTCGTTGCCTACGCCGGGCTAGATATCGAGGCAATGCGCGAAGTCAATAAGCGGTTGCCGAAGTGGAACTATCAGGGCGCCGAGCTGGCGTTATGGCATCGCGACCAGCGGATCAACGACCGCGGCGTCTGCATGGATGTGCAGCTCGCACAGGCCGCCATCGAAGCGGTAGACCTTGAACAGAAGCGCCTGGCTAAACGTACGCAGGTGATGACCGACGGCGAAGTACAGGCGGCCACACAGCGCGACGCGATGATTAAGCACATCGTGGAATCGTACGGCGTTGACTTGCCGGATATGCAGCGCAGCACGCTGGAACGCCGTATTGCCGACCCTGATCTGCCGTCGCCAGTGAAAGAGCTGCTGGCTATCCGCCTGCAGGCAAGCACCACGAGCACCAGTAAGTACAAATCGCTGATGAAGGGTATCAGCAGCGACGGACGTCTGCGCGGTACGCTGCAGTTTTGCGGCGCATCGCGAACCGGGCGCTGGGCCGGGCGGCTGTTCCAGCCCCAGAACCTGCCCCGCCCGACGCTCGAGCAGGAACGTATCGACGAGGGCATTGAGGCGCTTAAATCCGGCTGCGCCGATTTGCTTTTCGATAACGTCATGGAGCTGACCAGCTCCGCCCTTCGCGGCTGCATTATGGCGCCAGCGGGTAAAAAGCTTGTCGTATCCGACCTGTCGAACATCGAAGGCCGAAAGCTGGCGTGGCTGGCCGGTGAGGCGTGGAAGCTGGACGCCTTCCGGCGGTATGACGAAGGCACCGGGCCCGATCTCTACAAACTGGCCTACGCCCGCGCCTTCAACATATCGCACGAAGACGTGACCAAATACCAGCGCCAGATCGGCAAAGTGATGGAGCTGGGCCTTGGCTTTGGCGGTGGCGTGGCGGCGTTCCTGACCTTTGCGCTGATCTACGGCCTCGATCTCGAAGAGCTGGCGACCGCCGCGCTGCCGAATATCCCGCGCGATGTGCAGCGCGAGGCTAAGAGCTGGTATGACGAATCGGTGAAGCGTAAAGCGACATACGGGCTAACTGAGCGCGTATTCATCGCTTGCGATTCGCTTAAGCGCCTGTGGCGCCGGGCGCACCCGGAAACCTGCGATTTCTGGTTCCAGCTCGAACGCACCGTACGCGCCGCCATCGCTACACCAAAGAAAACACTCTATTGCGGCTATCTGAAAGTGCGCCGCGATGGCGCATGGCTGCGTATCCAGTTGCCATCCGGGCGCGCACTCTGCTACCCGTCACCGACGATCGAGAAGGGAAACATCACCTACATGGGGATTAACTCCTACTCGCGGAAATGGCAACGGCTCAAAACCTACGGCGGAAAGCTGGTCGAAAACGTCACACAGGCTGCCGCCCGCGACGTTCTGGCCGGGAACATGCCACTGATCGAGAACGCCGGATACAGCATTGTGCTGACCGTGCACGATGAGGTGATTTGCGAAGCGCCGGACTCCGACAACTACACCGACGCCGCGCTTTCTTCCCTGCTCTCCACTAACCCCACCTGGGCGCCCGATATACCGCTGAACGCCGGCGGATTTGAAGCGCTTCATTACCGTAAGGAATGACCCCTATGGCATTCAAGTACAGAGACAGTCCGCTGTATTACCGGTCTGCGCGCGAAGCCGTGCAGCTGGAGCAAGCAGGCGAGTTCGACCGCGCGGCGAAGGTCTGGGCAAAAGCCAACCGGGAATCGCGCAACGAGCTCAATCAGGAATGGAGCGAACGGCGGAATGATTTCTGCCTGATGCAGAACATGCGCGAACGACGCAAGGCGGTGGACGATGAGTTATCGAGGTAAGGTCTTGTTGCAGCTGGTATTACTGTTGGTGTTTCTGCTCGTATGTTTATGGGCGTTGCTGGCGTGGACTATCGCGGAGGTGTTATGACAATCGTGAAAACGCATACCGGGACCGTTATCACCGTCGACGGACCGAAGACCGTGAAACTGAGCGAGACGAAAACTATGTGGGTAGTCGGCAAGAATGAGTGCTACCACAAAGAAACCGGCCGCCGCCATTTTGCAGAGCGTACGCGCCGGCGTTTGCTGCTCGAATCCATCCGGCCGATCGAAGGGCCCATTCATGCCCCTCTGGATAAAGGCTGATGGCCTACGAACGCGAGAGCATTATTGAAAAGCACCTTGCCGCGGCGGTGAAAGCCGCCGGCGGGGTTGCCTATAAATTCGTGTCGCCCGGCCGCCGTTCGGTTCCCGATCGCATCGTGCTGCTGCCCGGTGGCCGTATCGTTTTTGTGGAATGCAAATCACCAGGCAAATCACCACGCGCCGACCAGCTGCGCGAGCACGAACGGCTACGCGCACTGGGCTTTAACGTGGTGGTGCTTGATAGCAAAGATCTGGAGGAAATACTGATAGATACTCTAGCTTCAGTAAAATACTAACGTTTTTTAGGTGGCGGATTTTCAACCTGGTTCGGCTGGGTTTGTCGCGGAGGCTGATAGCCATTGTTAACCGGCGCCCGGGGTATTTCAGTCGTTCTTGGCGGCTGCCAGCCATCTTGGGCAATACCTTTATTATCTTTAACTGTCATAAATTACTCCGTTATCTCATCACGTACCAGACGCAGGTGTACTGGTAATCTCAATAAACTCTATACTCTCAATCTCATTAGTCAAAATGATAATTCCAAGCGTATCTCTCAACTTATGATCCAGATCACCATCGGCATCTAAGGCCCAATGATGCTCAAGATATATTTGCTCTGGCTCAGGAGAGCTTGAGGCAAATGATTCCGAATCATATCTACCCCCATATTTTTTACCATTTTTTAGAGTTACGATAACCCAGCTTTTTTTAGCTTTTTTAAAATAAAAGTCCCAAGGTCTGCCAGTTGGATGGGGCATAAAACGTGTGAACCCACGTCTTGTTCTGATATAGATTAACAACACTGGCAATGCTATTGGAAGTATAAAAAAGGTAAACAAGTAAAAAAAGTAATACCAAACTGGATGTTTTAGCATTAAATTAGATGTTTCTACGTAATAAATAGGCACTAATAGCAAAGCGTAATTAACGCAACTATAAGCAATTACATCTATTAACGTTTTTGAATAATCCTGCCCGGGTCTTGACTGAAATACATCATAAACCTTCATACTTATGAATCCGGGCATGACAAACAATACAAAAATAAAAAACTTACTCTTATCCCATATATCCATTTTTCCCCCTGCGTATCGCCCAGCACGTAAGGCCACAATTATGACGAATAACTTTAAAGAGTTTAAACCCAGAGTATATCAAGATCTCATCATTAACCACGAAATTAATATAGAGCGCTGCAACATCTGGGCGGGTATGGGTATGGGCAAAACGGTGGCGACGCTGACCGCGCTGGAAGATCTCTTCATGTGCGGCGCAGAAACCCAGCCGGCGCTGGTCCTCGCGCCGCTGCGCGTGGCGGCCAGCACCTGGCCGGATGAGGCTGTAAAGTGGGGCCACCTGCGCAATATCGAGGTGCAGCCGATTGTTGGTGCCGCCAAAGCGCGCGCTGCGGCGCTGGCAAACAGCAACACCAGCGTGTTCACCATCAACTACGATAATCTGGCGTGGCTGGTTGAAGAGCTCGGCGGTCGCTGGCCGTTCGGTACCGTCATTCCAGACGAAAGCACCCGGCTAAAATCATTCCGGCTGCGCGGCGGGGGTAAGCGCGCTGCAGCACTCGGTAAAGTGGCGCATAAGCACGTGCGCCGCTGGATGAACCTCACCGGCACGCCGGCGCCGAATGGTCTGATTGACCTTTGGGGTCAGGCATGGTTTGTCGACCAGGGGCAACGCCTCGGGCGCACGTACGGCGCGTTTACCTCCCGCTGGTTTAACTCTATACAGTTTCCCGGCCAGAGCTGGACAAAGCTGGAGCCGTTCGCTCACTCGCAGGACGAAATACAGCGCGCGCTGGCCGATGTGACTATCTCGCTGGATGCCGCCGACTGGTTCGATATCGAAGAGCCCATTCATAACGTGATCCGCGTGGACATACCGCCGAAGGCTCGCCAGCAGTATCGCGAGATGGAAAAAGAAATGTTCCTCGAGCTGAACGGCGTAGGCATCGAAGCACCGAACGCAGCGGCAAAAACCGTTAAGTGCCTGCAAATTGCCAGCGGCGCAGTGTACACCGACGACGCGGGGAGCTGGGCGGAGCTGCACGACGCGAAACTACAGGCGCTGGACAGCATTCTCACTGAAGCGGCTGGCGCACCAGTGCTGGTTGCCTACCACTGGAAACACGACCTCGAGCGGTTACTTAAAGCGTTCCCACGCGGCCGCCATCTTGACCAGGATCCGCAGACTCTACGCGACTGGAACGCCGGAAAAATACCGGTACTGTTCACCCACCCAGCCAGCGCAGGCCACGGCCTGAATATGCAGGACGGCGGCAACATACTGGTGTTTTTCTCGCACTGGTGGGACCTGGAGCAGTACCAGCAAATTATCGAACGTATCGGGCCAACCCGGCAGATCCAGGCCGGACACAACCGCCCGGTATTCATACACCACATTATCGCCGCCAGCACTATGGATGAAATGGTGATGGAACGGCGCAATTCAAAACGTACAGTGCAGGATATCCTGCTCGATGCCATGAAAAAAAGAGGCCAGTAGGCCGTAGGAGGTGGTTAGTGGCCAGCATTGAAATGATAACCGAGAAAGAAGTGATGCAGATGATGCGCATTTCATCGCGTATGACTATATGGAAATATACCGAGCGTTATAATTTTCCAAAACCGATACGCACCCACCCCAAACAATACCTGCTGTCGGAGGTGGAAGCGTGGATCTTAAACGGCGGTATCAACCCGAAATCTTCTTGATATGCCAGAATATCTTTTCTGCGTACAGCTCGTAGGCGTCTTTCTGTTCTGCTATCCAGTCATGCTTATTGTACACAGTCAGGACGCCGCCAAGCTCATGCCCCAGCATCTTCTCGATAACATGCGGGGCAACCCCCTCTTCCGAAAGGCGAGTTGCCAGCGTGCGACGAAAGTCATGGGCTGTAAATTCGCCAATCCCAAGTGAAAGCTCGATTCTTTTCAGGAAGCGATTAGCCCCAGCTATGGACATAGGCTTAGTCAGATCAGGCCCCGGAAAGAGAATATTTCCGTAGGTCATTTCTGCCTTTTTCAATAAGGTATCAGCCGCGTCAAAAAGTGGTCGCCTGACAACTTTTTTGGTCTTACTCCTTTCGGCTGGAAGCAGCCAGATCCCCTCTTCCCTGTTAAACTCACCCTTTACCGAATCCCGTATCTCGCTATTTCTTGCGCCATAAAGCATTAATAACTGATGTAACAGCCGGTTTGATGTTGAACCGCGGCTGCGCTCAATAGCCAGCCAGATTTTTGCAAGCTGATTGTAACTCAGCGTCACCTCACCGACTGAGGGCTTAACACCGATATCCTTAGGCTGCAGGAGCATCAGTTCAGGTGCACTGACAAACTGCCTGCGAACGCACCATCCAATCGCCGATCGTAGCTGAATCAGCAACTGCCTGGCACGCCGGGGGTTGATACGCTCCTCTTCGGTGAACAGCTCCACCCACAGCCGTACGGGGATATCTTCGACAGGAACCCCCGCAAACACATCGCTCAAATGTTTAATGACTGTCGATTTATAGAGCGCCTGTGTTTTTTCCCTCAACGAGATATCGACGTAATTTTCCTTCCAGTAGTCCAGGCACTCTTTTACCGTGGGCTTGTTTTGGGCGCGTAGCCCGCCGGCCATAATCCGGGGGTCAATCCCTTTATCAACTGCCTCGCGCAAATCAGCAACCTTGTTGCGAGCGTCTCTTAACGTTAAGGATGGGTAACGCCCAAGCCCCAGACGATGCTGTTTGCCGTCCCAACGAAAACGGAACTGAAAGCTGATTACTCCTTTAGGCGTTATGCGGATCCCAAGCCCGTCTGAATCAGTGATTTCAGCCGGGCCCGAATATGGTTTACCATAGAGAGAACGCAGTTTTGTGTCGCTAATTGCCATTCTGTATTTTGTACTCAGCTAAATGATGATTTATGTACTTATTCTGTACTCAATATCGCATGTACTGGCGTAATCGACAATGTTTAGCGGTGTACAAAAGTTATCAATAAATGGCAGTCAAGACGTTAAAACAAACTAAAATCAAATACATATAACATCGAGCGCATACATCAGGTGACAGTAAAAAACGAAAGCATACAGAGCACATTCCTCTTCCACGATTATGAAACCTTCGGCACCAGCCCTTCCCTCGACCGACCGGCGCAGTTCGCCGCCATCCGCACCGACGCGGAGCTGAACGTGATCGGCGAGCCCGAGGTGTTTTACTGCAAGCCCGCTGACGATTATCTGCCGCAGCCGCAGGCGGTGATGATCACCGGGATCACCCCGCAGGAAGCGCTGGCCAAAGGGGATAATGAGGCCGCGTTTGCCCGCCGCATCCACGATCTGTTCACGGTGCCGCAAACCTGTATCGTCGGCTATAACAACGTGCGCTTTGATGACGAAGTGACGCGGAATATCTTCTATCGCAACTTCTATGACCCTTATGCCTGGAGCTGGCAGCACGATAACTCGCGCTGGGATCTGCTCGACGTGATGCGCGCCTGCTATGCCCTGCGCCCGGAAGGGATCGCCTGGCCGGAGAATGACGAAGGGTTGCCGAGCTTCCGGCTTGAACATCTGACCGTCGCCAACGGTATTGAACACCAGAACGCCCATGACGCGATGGCCGACGTATACGCCACCATCGCCATGGCGAAGCTGGTGAAAACCCGGCAGCCGCGGCTGTTTGATTATCTCTACAGCCACCGCAATAAGCGCAAGCTGGCGACGCTCATCGACGTGCCGCAGATGAAGCCCCTGGTGCATGTCTCCGGCATGTTTGGCGCCGCGCGCGGCAACACCAGCTTGGTGGCGCCCCTGGCCTGGCATCCGGAAAACCGCAATGCGGTGATTATGGTCGATCTGGCGGGCGATATGGCGCCGCTGCTGGAACTGGATGCCGATGCCCTGCGCGAGCGGCTTTACACCCCGCGCGCCGAGCTTGGCGATCTGCCGGCGGCGCCGATCAAGCTGGTGCATTTAAATAAATGTCCGGTACTGGCCCAGGCCAATACCCTGCGCCCGCAGGATGCCGACCGGCTGGGGATCTCCATTCAGCGCTGTCTGGAGAATGCCCAGCTGCTGCGGGCGAATCCGCAGGTGCGCGAGAAAGTGGTGGCGGTCTATGCCGAAGCCGAGCCGTTCGTGCCGTCCGAAAACGTCGACGCCCAGCTTTACAATGGGTTCTTTAGCGATGCCGACCGCGCGGCGATGAAAATCGTGCTGGAAACCGAACCGCGCAATCTGCCGGCGCTGGATATTACCTTCGCCGATAAGCGTATCGAACGCCTGCTGTTTAACTACCGGGCGCGCAACTTCCCCGGCACGCTCGATGAACATGAGCAGCAGCGCTGGTTAGAGCACCGTCGTCAGGTGTTTACGCCAGAGTTTTTGCAAGCCTATGCCGATGAGCTGCAGATGCTGTATCAACAGTATGCGGATGATAAAGAGAAGCTGGCGCAGCTGAAGGCGCTGTGGCAGTACGCACAGGATATTGTCTGATTGGCTGAAATACCCGGGTTGCGGCTAACGCCTTACCCGGGCTACAAACGATGACCGGGGAGGACGCCTGACCGTAGGCCCGCGCAAGCGCATGGACTGCACCCCAAAAGTTGGACACCCAACTGAGTAAGGTGCAGTTTTATGGCTAAACCAAAGTATTCCCCTGAAACAAAACTGGCTGTGGTTAATCATTATTTGTCCGGTAAAGACGGAGAACAGAGTACAGCCGACCTTTTTGGTATTGAAAGAACATCTGTCCGTCGCTGGGTCAGGGCATGGCAGTTCCACGGTGCAGAAGGCCTGACTGCAAAAAATAATCATTATT